GCTTAGTCGAGGATGAAGCCTCCAACCTATCGGTTGTTTTAATAAGATGCTTATCCTTCATGCCGTGCATGTCTTGTAGGTTATCTACAGCCCTTAACAGATTCGTTATATCTTTTTTATCAGTAGCCATAGCAATAGTCTTCTCTAAAAGCTCTAGAGTATACTTCTCTGTTAACCCATGCTCTAACAATAAGCCTTGCAATTCATCTCTTACCATACTCTTAAATACCTCTGATTTCATTGTGCGCTTCCATTTCCTGCGCTCACTATCTGTAACAGCTCCCATAGCCCACTCTATAGCCAAGTCATAATCTGGCTTAAGAGCGAACATAGTCGCCAAGTTCTTCATTTTGTCCTGACCTGATTGAACCTCAATATAACTTTTTCCACTAAACGTGACATTGGTCTTACGACCCTTAACATTAAGCTTCTTACTACTATACTTAGGATTAAAAAAAGTGTAACCCCAAGGAAAACGCAAGTAAGTGTTAGGAATATCATGATTGCTAGGATACTCTCTCCTAGAGATGACCATAGCGACGTATTTGTCATCAGAGAGTGCATACTGCTTTGCATCAGCTTCTTTCCAATAAACATACTCTATACCTTCCTTAATAGCCTCATCTTCTCTATATACCTTGTAAGTAGTGGGCTTTTCATCACCTTTATGATGTATATTTATAGTATACAAGTATTATTTTTTCTTTTTCTTCTTAGTAGGCTTCTTTTTCTTTGGTGGTCGTCCTACTTTACTTCCATATGAACCTTTACCTGTAGGCATATTTACTCTCCTTTTGTTTGTTTAATCCCAATCTTCATCATCAAAACGCCAATTATCAAGATATGTATTATGGTCTTGTAGTAAGAAGTATATAACCCATACTAATAAAAACCCTAAAACAAAATATCCTATCATCCTTTAAAATGCTCCATACTATGGTCAAAAGACTTCATATGACCCTCTCTATGGCTTGCATCGCCTGCCCAGTGGTAGTCTGCCCACCATTCTCTAAGGTTTTCTATAGTTAAACCCTTAAAGCTTGCCTTAGGATGATACCTAACATTACCTAAAAACATCATCTTTTGTGCTTCTTCAGCTAATTTAGAAGCATCTACACCATCCACACCTATATTAGCCCATGAAGGGATATCAACTTCATGCTTTACAAACCACCTAAGTAGCCTATTCATAGCTGTTTCACCACCTTGCTTAATTCCTACTTCAAATTGAAAGAGGCCCCTACCAGGACCTCCACCTATTTGCTTACAATCTACAACGCTTCTTGATTCATGCCATGCTATTCTATTCATAACACCTTCTAAGAAGTCCTCAGACCGTCCATATCGTTCACCAATATGCTTTAATACATAATCATATAAAGTATCCATTATATCCCTTAATAAAGTTGTCACATAACGACGCTATCTACGTCGTAAAAGCTGTGTATACTCATAAAATGCTTGTTCTTGGTTCATATAAGCCTCAAGCGGCTTTATGTGCCTAATTATGTCGCCATACAGTGCTCCAAATTTACAACTAAAAGTACCCTTTTGTCAAGCCTTTTCTTTTTTAATTGCAAAAAAAATATGAAAACCCGCGGTTATGAACCTTATCAAGGGTTTAAGTGATAACTAAAAAAGGTTGAAAAAGTCATTTTTAAAAAATTGCTGTAGAATGTGTTTACGTGGTATACTACCCACCCCACCCGGTTGAAATAAGGGTGCGCGGGGGTCCGATTCCGTTGAAAACTGACGTTGAGTCAGTTCTCCTGACGTCGCTACGTTCAACGCAAGCACTGTCGGCCACCGCTTCCCTTATGTCTTCAGCCGTGTGAGGTGATGGTCACTCGGTGACTGCGTCACCTTCGCTCTCCCCTTCTAACTATGCGAACATAGTTTGGTACACTTCTCGCTTTACTCACTTAGTACCTTAACCTTAATAAATATAGAACAAGGAGCATTTATTATGAAAGACAAAATGAAAGCCATTCTGGCATTATTCATTACTTTATCTTCCAACGGTACAGTACGGAAGTTCGACTTCAAGAAGGTACCAGGCAAAGGCCTCAAAATTAACATCAGTCCCGGCACGCCCGAACCGCAGGAGTTAGCTACGCTACTCGCGGATGTGCAGTGGGGAATGATTTATAATGGTGAGCCCAGCCTGTACGGCGGTAAAGTACAGCAACCGTCAATAACTATCGGCCCCCTCAAATGTCTTGGAACAAGTTCCTCAACAGGTGATGTGGACGAGTTATTGGATTTCGTACTTTAAGCCGTACCTTTAAGTCATTTAGTGAGCAAGTGTCTCCCTTATGGGAGGCATTTGCTTTTTTTATATTGTATCTACAACAACCGTGATGTGCGTATATACTCTATTTTACCACACATAAAACAATAAAGGAGATGCCTATGGCAAACAAATTAACCGCTCATAATAGAGCAAAGAAGCGCTTCAGAATGATATGTAATCGTACGTCTGGAGTATTTATGTTTAACGCTGTATCCATTACAGATGCCAAGCAACAAGGTATGAAACATTTTAATGGACCAGTATCATTTGGAGGTATTGTTGTGAATAATTAACGACATATCTAAGGCTTTGGGAATCGTTGAGCCTTATAATCCAATCAACGCCAATTATTAAAAATGGGATAGGCAGTAATGCCAAATGGTAGTTATATTAGCGCATATCAATGAACTGTTTACAGACAGGGAATGATGCGAGGAATATTAGCTGTAACTAATGTTTCAAACAGAAGATAGCGGACTAATATAATGATAGCTGGTTGCAGAAGTAAATAGGGCAATGTTGAGCCCATCCCAGCCCCAGGACAATTAAAAGTATATCCCAGGACGGATTTCAGGGATATCGTAGCACGTCTGATTACATCTACCGCTGAGAGAGGTCCGAGAGGAGGAGATGAGGATGTGCTATCTATTATAATACGACACAACAATTATACCAAGGTTACCGTGTCGTTACAGAGGTTTACACCATACCTCTTCTAAGTCAAGGCTACAGAAATTACAATCCAGTAGTTTCTCCTGACTACGTTTATAAGGTGTAGTAGGCCTGCATGAAGCCTAAATTCATGTTTTTCTGTAAAAGAGGTAGGTTTTTTCTTTATTGTTATCCTGCCTCTTAAATTATTAACAAACAAAGGAGTAATATGAAGTATCTTGTAGAAGTATTAATAGAAATAATGCCATTATTATGGCTATTGTTTACAATTATTCACTTTATGATGGGACATTACGCTTTACCAATGCTATGTTTCACTTTATTTCAATTCCTCACAGTATATGTACTACTATGGTCTAAAGAAAAATGACCAAGTGTCCATATCACTTCAAACATCAACTCGTAAACTGGGTAACGAATCATCGTGGGTTTACGAAGGCGCAAGCCAATAGACTAACCAAAAGGCAACTTTACGCTATTTGGTACAAGTCATAATTAAAAAGAGAGTAGAGAGCTGTAACCGTGAGGCCAGCCGAGGCATTCCTTATTTGACCTATTTGATACTCTCTTTTAATTATATTTAATCACAATTAAAGGAGAACTATGGCAACAGAAATGATAAGTAATTTAAAGACCATTGTTAGAGGCGTATATGATATACAAAAGCTACGCCAAGCAACTGGCAATCGTATAGTTATTAATTTTAAATGTAAATTAGGTATTGAACCAGGCTCAAAAGAACCTGAAGAATCACCTGAAGAAGCTATTAATATATTAGATACTTTAAGAAAAGAGTATAGATTATTAACAGCAGGAGTAGTAAGACTGCCTAGAAAGGTACGTCAGACTGAAAATGGCCTTATCTCAACAATGACTGAGCTTATATTAGTAGACCAATACTTTGGTTTAGAATCTAGTGAAGCACGTCATTTTAAGCAATTAGAAAAGGTATTAGCAGACTATCCTATATGGACAGACTATTTAAAAGGTGTTAAAGGTGTTGGCCCAGCAATGGCATCAGTAATGATAACTGAATTTGACATACATAAAGCTAAATATAGTAGTTCTATGTGGAAATATGCAGGTTTAGATGTAATTAATGGTGCAGGACGTTCTCGCAAGAAAGAACATTTAGTAGAATCATCTTATTTAGATAAAGATGGAGTAGAGAAGACCAAGCAAGGTATATCTTTTAATCCATTCTTAAAGTCTAAATTAGTAGGTGTATTAGGTAGCTCATTCTTGAGAGCAGGTGCATTAAATAATCCTTATCGTAAGGTTTATGACGATTATAGACATCGTTTAGATAATATGCCAGCTCATGAAGAGAAATCTAAGGGACATAAACATAATATGGCTATACGCTATATGATTAAGATGTTCATCATTGACTTATATACGAATTGGAAGGCTATTGAAGGATTACCAGCTTTCCCACCGTATCATGAGGCTAAACTAGGATTAAACCATGTGGGCTTAGAATCCCAGGGCGATGAAGTTAATCACAGTGGCCAAGAATCCCACGGAGACGGAATGTATCAGCCTGCTTTAGAAATCCAATGATAAAATAATGTATCAAGCCCTGCAGAAATGTGGGGCTTATCAGGCGGAGAAAGAATCCCACAAAGAGCAAATGTATCACGTCTTCAAATAAATCCAGATATCTGTAATGTATCAACTGCTTCTAGAAATCCATACATAGGAAATGTATCAGTAAGGAGGAATAACTCCAAGGGAAATAAATGTATCAAAATTCCGTAGAATCCCATTATGAATAAATGTATCAAGGAGGAGAATAACTCCATCTTCAAGTAATGTATCACACGTATTTCATAAACCCACAGATAGTAAATGTATCAGCCTAAGAGATAAACTCACTATAAACAAATGTATCAATAAAAGGGATAAACCCAAATAATAATAATGTATCAATTTTCGACAACTAATCAAATCTAATGACCTTGTCAGTCTGGAGTATTTTGCGGTACTATGTTACTAAACCGTATTAGATTTATATTTTCTTACTTAAGGAGAAATACAACATGGCAATAGAAACTACTATCACAAGAATGACTATCAAGCTAATGAATGGTGGTCTTAATTTTGTAGATACTGAAACAACAGCAACAACCGTAGGTGAATTGCGTGAAGAATTGGGTTTAACCGGTTCTATAGCAGTCGGTGAGGTAATTGCAGTTGACAGTACACCTCTAACAGAAGATGCAATGGTTTCGCACGTTTCTGAAGGAGTAAAAGGCGGTAAGTAAATCGCTTTTGGAGTAGAATAAGAAATCTTTGCGACTAGTTACGCGCCACCCAGAGTCCATGAAATAACACGTCTATTAATCCATTTTGGATACTCATATAGTCCGCTGATTACTCACGTACCAAGAGGTCCCGCAAGAACTCACTCCATCCGTCTTATTCTGCAGTTTTGAAACGCTATTAGGGGATTCTTCCACATCATTACCCGAGGGTCCCTGCCTGGTCCGTCCCCTTTTAGCAAATTTGGAGATTACAATGCAAGAAACATTAGCATTAAAAGAAAAACATAGCACAATAGAAGCGCCTCCTATCGCTGTGCATATGCTTGGACTAACAGGTCCATTTTTAGAAAAGCTTGACGAATTTAACTCAAAGTATCAAACTGATATCAAGGTTATTAAATCAGGTAGATGGGAACAAGGTAGTTATGCAAAATTTAAAGAACTATCTAGACGTGTTGCACAACCTAAGCTGGAATCAGCTAGAACATTAAAAGCTGTATTTACCTCTGATAGATATGAGTTAAATGGAGTATTAGCAAGAGCACTGCAACTAGATGGTCAGTTAAAAGAGATTAGAAAGCAAGGCATTAAATTCTTTCAATCTGAAGATGTAGAAGGTCAACTGGCATTAGATACACTGGTAAATAACTTAAATCAATCTGTATTAGCCAATGATGATATTAAAGTAGAGATATCTCAAATTCCATGGTTCAATAGACATTGGGATAGATATTCTGATAATTCGCCAGCAGGTACACCATCATTACCTCAAATGGATAAAGATGGCAATATAGAGCGTATTACTAATTCTCGCTTAAATATCAAGAGTGTTAATTTAATTGATGACCCACGCAAATGGTTTATAAATATTGCCGTTCCTATCAAGGATATAGTAGTAGATATAACTAATAGCAGAGGGAATACAATTTATTCTTATGAATATGGCGATTTATTGGTAACTCAAAGTATTAGTATTCTAGATGCAATTACTCTATCTAGAAGAGTTGCTAATGGTGATATGAGTATGTCTTATAATCAGTATTTTGCTGGATTAACATACGAATGGCCTAAATATAAAGCATTAAGGCATCCATTTGTTACAGGTAATCCTACTGGAGAAATAATGAGACGTGCTAATGAATATGGTACAGGTAATACATGCTTTGGAACATTTGAAGAGAGAATATTATCTTTATTCGCTTCTGGCAATATAATACCTGCTATACCACTTCTTAGGAGATGGGCATCATACTATCCAAAGAATGATATCAACCCATTAAACAGATATTATAAGAGTGTCTTTGGCAAGCCTTTACAGGTTAATGATAATGATTGGCATGGAGATACTAGCTTCTGTAGAATGCAAGTTCAAGACTATGATGATATTAGTCAAGAAGACTTCATAGAAACATTCTGCAGTAATTGCCAATTGATTCAGAGCTGTAGTACTTATACCGAATGGACAGAAGAGCCCATAGTTCTTTCATTTTCAGATGATGATGAAAAACAAGTATGGGACCATTTCGTTATGGAAAAATGGCTAGAATACTCAAATATCAACTTCAGTAGGTTCGAGGATATGGAAGATTTTGAAGAATACCTGGGTAAACTATATGTTTGTGCAGCTTATAAGGTTAAAAGACGCCTTAATCGTCATTTGACAGATATATTTAGTGTAGAAGGTATGGGTAATAGTTTTACATCTGACTCAGAGTTTTCTAAGATATGGGCAGAGCTTATGGACCTAGAGGAATATAATGTCAGTCTATTTATAAAGCACTTCAAGTTATCTGAAGAGATTTATTATAGATATATAAGAGATGATTTAGGTTTAGATTTTGACTTAACATCTATTCAAATCATTCGGGTGAATCACATTGCTCGTCAAAGAGCTAATAGAACACCAGAGAGTGAAATAGTTACTTTTGCAAACAGGTTATAAGGAGAAACATGACTAAAAAACAAGCAAATAAAGATACTAAATTCTGGATACATCCCGATGACTTCCAGAAAGTAATAAATTATGCTGCAGCATCATATAATGAGTTTAAATCAGAGATTGCAGGTCAAATGATAGTAGTTCCAGATGAAGAAGGTGATTTTATACTAAAAACACCAGTAATTATGGAGCAAACCGTATCAGGAAGCCTATGTACTCTTGATGAAACTGCATTAGCGCAGTATTATGCAAAAACTGCAATGAAACATGGACCAGATGTACGCTTTTGTTGGTGGCATAGCCATCATACAATGGATGCATTTTGGTCAGGTACTGATAATTCGACTATATTAGATATGCCGTCAAAGGACTGGACTGTTTCATTGGTTGTTAATCTTAAGAAGGAATATAAGCTAAGGATTCAATTCTTTCAGCCATTTCTTCATGAAGAGAATGTTGAGCTTAACTTCTTAACAGTAGATGATGAGATTGATGATGCAATATTAGCTGAAGTTAAAGAGCAGTGCACTAAAAGCGTTTCAACGCTTACATATGCTAAGCCTGGAACACAATCTTACCTCCCATTAGGCGTTACTAATAAAACATATGGATACCATAGAGAAAATGATTATTCAGATGGCTCTTATTATGGCGGTGCATATGGTCGCTATAGTGGCGTAGACGACGGAATTTATTTTAATAGCTATACTCACAAGCATATAAATCTTAAATCTGTACCTCATAATGTAAAAAATGATGCAGATAAAGAATTAATTAAGCTGGTTGATTTATGCGATTCAATGAAAACCTCTAATGACGCACTAGATGCATGGGAAAAAGGCATCAAACCTATAAATGCTAAACTAAAACAGTATAATGTTGCAGTAAGCACATTTGCTGATGGTGTGCGTCTTGAAGATGCAATAATTAGCTATTGGGATGATGATTACTATGAAAATATCGAACAGAAAACAGAGGAGATACCGTTTTGAGGTTTAATGAAAGAAGTAGTGGACTGATAAATGACTTTCAGGACAAGATATTTCATATTTTAGGTTGCGGGGCTATTGGCAGTTCCGCAGCCACTCAACTAGCAAGGATGGGAGTAGATGAATTTGTACTCTATGACCTTGATAAAGTTGAGATACAGAATATCGGAGTAAGTCATTATGTAATAAAAGATGTGGGTAAAAGAAAAGTTGATGCATTAGACAGACATCTAAAGGAAATTAATCCTGCAGTAGCTGTGCATACACAATTCGGACTATTCACTGAGTTTATCAAGCCTCTTAATGAGAGTGATGTAGTAATATTAGGCTTTGATAGCATGGAAGCTAGATTAGAGGCTGCGAAAATTGCTTTGCAAGGACGAAATAGACCATCTTTACTAATTGATGGGCGTATGGGCTCTGAGCAATATCGTCAATATATAATCAAAAATCCTAGATTACAAGATTATGTCAATACTTGGTATTCTGATGATTCAGCAAGTAGTGAACCATGCAATGCAAAAGCTACAAGTTACTGCTCAAATATGAGCGGAGCATTTATAGCTAATGCAGTGAAAAAAGTAATTAATAACGAGGAATTTAATAGTGAAATTATCTTTACATTTCCTAATAATAAGCTTGTTTATAGCGCTGGATAGCGATATATTACTTTTGTGATTTAGGACAAAATATGGGTCATAACTTCGGTTGTGGCCCATTTAATTCAAGGAGCTATAATGGCACTGAAAAAAGAAAAACGGAAAGCAATTTCCGTAAACCCAGGAATAATGTTACTGTATGGAGCACCTAAAGTTGGTAAAACTACTATGCTTAGTAAGCTTGATGATTGCTTAATTATCGATACTGAGCGAGGTGGTGATATGCTTGATGGATACTTCAATTCAGTCAATTCCAAAGAAGAATTGTTGCAATTTTATGCTGATGCAAC